GTTGTTTGGTTTACTAATCAACTTTTTAACAGAGGCTCTTAATAAACATAATTATAAAGCCATTTTGAATGGATATCTTTCTATTTTCTTTAAAAAACACAAAATAATATTGGAGGGTTGCAAAAGTCAAGCGTCATCAATATATGGCGCACAGGTTGTATCATCTGCTTATTCAAATAGGTTTAAAGCAATTATGCACTATATTATAAATAATGTAGACAAAAACAATACTGTATATGAAATTAAAGAAGAATACTCAAATTATGTATCAGATAGTGAAAATGAGAAAAACCATCATAAACACGATTTTTTTACAATATCGCAAACACGAAGTTTTGAAATTGACAAATATATATTCGTACAAACGTCGTCTGTTAATGATGATATCGGTGAAAATAAACAAGGGCATGGAGCTGGAAAAACGACCACAATAACTATACAAATTTATTCATACAAATATCGTATTTCTTATTTAAAAAATTACATAGACAATCTAACAGACAAATACTTGGCCTCTATTAAAAATAATCGTTTACATAAAAAGTTTATTTATAATTTATCAAAAACTACATGGACTGATAACGAAAATAGATTGGATTGTTGGGAAGAATATCCATTAGAAAGTAGCAGAACATTCAAAACCATGTTTTTTGACGGAAAAGAAAAAATAATTGAACATATTGACTATTTTTTAAATAATAAATCATGGTATAATGATAAGGGGATACCATACACACTTGGCATCGGACTACATGGCCCTCCGGGAACAGGAAAAACATCGTTTGTAAAGGCGTTGGCTAATTACACGAACAGAGACATTATTACAATTTCACTAAAACTTATCAAGACCAAACAACATCTTTCGTCCTTTTTTTTTGAAAATACGTATAATTGCAACAATGAAAAAGGGAGCAAATCATTTGATAACAAAATTATATTATTTGAAGATATTGACTGTGTTGGTGATATAATATTAGATAGACAACAACTAAAAAATAAGAAAAAATTATCTAGTTATGACCTTTTAAATAATCAAGCGACCAGTGTTAATGGTTCAGGCATGACCGCTATGTCGGGTCCATTACATCCAAACTTATTACCACAAGTACCTACATTAACACTAGACGATATTTTAAATTTATGGGATGGAATTAGAGAAACGCCTGGGCGAATTATTGTTATTTCGTCTAATCATTATAACGAACTAGACCCTGCATTAATTAGGCCTGGCAGAATTGACATTACGCACGAATTACGCAATGCTAGTCATTCGGTTATATCAGATGTTTATATGCACTTATTTGGAACTAAAATAAATGTAACCAAATTAAAAAAAATTAAAGAAAACTTTTATTCCCCTGCAGAATTAATTAATATATACGTTTCACACAAATCTGAAAATGAGTTTATAAATAGATTACTTGCAAACACAAAAGTGTAAAAGAAAAGAATAACATATTCGTATTAACTGTAAATAGTAAATACCAATGCATATTAATTAAATGATAAGCGAATACGTTAATAAATTAATAGAGAATTTACCTGATGAAATGAAAACAAATAAACTCCCATTGAAACTTGATATTGTATTAGACGGTGGCTTATTTAATGGTAGTTATTTGGTAGGCGCTCTATATTTTCTTAAAGAAATGGAAAAACGCAATTACATTTGCATCGAAAGAGTTTCGAGTTGTAGCATTGGTTCCATTGCTGGACTCTTGTATTTTATTGATGATTTAGACTCTATGACAAATTTATATAACTTGGTTTATACTGAATTTAAAAAAACGCACACACTGAAAGTCCTCAAAGACATTAAATCTCTTTTTATTGATAAAATGCCAATAGACATTTGCAGAAAAATGAAAAATAAGTTTTACATTACGTATTATAATATCAACAAAAATACTAAACATGTAAAATGTAAATACAAAAATTTTGATGACCTTATGAATACAATCGTAAAATCGTGTTTTGTTCCGTATTTAATTGATGGAACTGCTTTACATGAAAATAAATATTTAGATGGTATTAGTCCTTATATTTTCAAAACAGAGAGAAATAAAAAAATTTTGTACTTGGACTTGTTTGGATTTGATAAAATTTGCAATTTATTAAATGTAAAAAACGAAAAGACCAATTTTCATCGGATTTTAGCCGGGTTGCTTGACATTCATAGTTTTTACATTAAACAATCCAGCACAAACATGTGTAGTTACGTAAATGATTGGTCATATACAAGTCATGTCGGATATTATATAAAATTAATATGTGAAAAAATAATAGTTTATTTTGCATATTTTTTAATTTTTATTAAAAAAAATATACCATATAAAATTGAAAATGGCGTTTTATGTAAATTACTAACTAAAATAGTACAAGAAGTTATTATTGTAATTTTAGATACGTATTGCCTTTAGATTGCTTAGTAAATGGATTTCATATTTTTTCTTGTTTTTTTCCCATAAAAGTTAAAAAATCCGCTTTTAACTGATTTTTTTGCTTTCTTTGTCTTTGTATTTGTCTTTGTCTTTGTATTTGTATTTGTCTTTGTATTTGTCTTTGTCTTTGTCTTTGTCTTTGTCTTTGTATTTGTATTTAGTGTCTTTTTGTCGCTTGAGTCGCTCTTATCTGGAACATCTGGTTTATAATTTAAAAACCACTCATCAAATTCTTTGCTGTTTCGTTTGTTTTTTAATTCTTTATATTTTTCTGCCTTGTGTGCTCTTATTTCTGTCACGGATTCTTGATGTCCATAACAAATAATACTAAATCGTTTTAATAATCCTTTTTGTTCCAATCTATTTTTTTGTTGAATTTCAAATAAGAATTTTGACATGCACAATATTCGGTCTGAAAATTCCTTATAGTAAGGCCTATCTGCATAAAGAAACGCCAAATAAAAACTCAACATAGTATCAATTGTAGCAATTTTAACTTTTTCTCCATGAATATTTAATACATTATAACTATGACACGCAACAGGCTTATAAACAAAAGCAATCGTATCTGTACCTATCTTAATTTCATAATGAAGCGGTACTATATCACCTGCAGGTTCTCGTTTAATTATTTTAACATTAGTTACGCCAATATCTTTTAATCTCTCTTTTACTATTTCTGTCGTTGTCTCGGGGTCGTTAGATAAAACGTCAAAATCCGCAAATTTTTCTACTTTTTTTCTTAAATGTGCTGGCATGTACTGCGAATAAAGAGATATAGCGTAGCCACCAAAAAAAACGACTCCTTGATTCACAAGTGTATTTTTTACATTGGTGTAAATTTCGTCTTCATTTTTTTTATTTTCCATTTTTCTTTGAAAATCAACATTATTGCATTTAGCATCTAATGGATAATTTTTGTTTAATATCGTAAGACGTTTTAATACTTTTTCCCATCTACTTGTGTCTCCCGCTGGTCTAGATAACTCTAAATACATAGACATTCGTAAAAAATTAGGTGGTGCATATAATATACCTCCTACTCTTACGGCATCCTTTTTTAATGAATTAAATATTTCTTTTGGTAAATACGTTATATCTGCAACTGGAATGTAATTCACAAACACCTTATATGTACCGGTATGTTGTCCTGATTTAGCTTCAACATCTGTGAATCCCATTTTATAGTAGACGTCAGCTAGTTCCGTTGCATCATGTAACGCATTAGGTGTAAAAAAATCATAATCTGGAATTTCTACGTCTTTATTATAAAATTGTTCGGACTCAGGCAATATATTATTTATAGCGGTTCCACCATAACAAATTAAATTTTTTCGTTTAATAAAATCTTCTACTATTTTTATTATTTTGGATATGTCATCCGAATTTACTACTCTTCTTGACATTTTCTCATCCGCCTTGTCTACCGCAATGCGCAAAATGGCTAATTCACAATCGCCAAAGTTTAATTCTTTGCATACATTTGTTGTATTTTTTGTTTTTACATTTTTTGTTTTTACATTTTTTAATTTCATAATTCTTATATTACAATTAGATTAAAAATTAATAGCAATACAGAAGTTGCTTTGCTTTTTCTAATGTAATCAACGGGAATTTTTTGACTAAAGTATTATAATCTTCTCGTGCTGAAATTGTAATTAAATGCAATTCATCAGAATTCCACCATAGTTCCCTACAATGTTGTTTTGAATATCTTGGTATAAATATTACTTCTATAAACAACTCAAATGCTACTTTATTTACACGTACAAACTTTTTTTTTTTTTGATTACAATGCGTTAAAACAACTGAATTGTATTCAAACATATTATAATTGATTATCTATATTATTTTGGTATTATATTATTAAGTTTTAATCGTTAAAAACTTTACAATATGATTCATTTTTAAATTTAAAGTATTGTCTGAAAAAACTGCATTGTAATATTACAACGTGGTCGATTGTAATATTATTTATGGGTGAACGCTGGGTCCCGTTGTTTAAAAATTAAAATTATAATAGTCTGTTGCTGCATTGCGCGTAGAATAAGAATACTCTGGCTTTTGAGGTATAGGATTTGGTATAGTTACTGGTACGTATCTTAATCTCTGTGGTTTTAAACAAAACGCGTAACCACATCTGTCAAACATGACAGCATTTTCCTCTAGATAATTATCTACATATTGATATCGCATTGCTATCATTTGACATCCGGCCTCTCTGCATAACATCCCACTAGGATTTACGGGGTTTATTCCAGAATCCGGGAATACAATAGTCATACCTCTTCTATTAAAATCAGTTAATTCATTTATGTCCGGATTATTTTTTACATCATAATAATTAAATGCGCGCATAAAAATAGAATTGCTCGTTAAATTTACATACTCCAAAAATTCAGGATTATCTAAATATGCATTATTAATCTTATCAACTATCAGTATGATTTTATTCCTAAATTTTAACAATGGCACAGCGCCCAAATTTTTACCATTTGTTTCAAAACTAAAATGTTTACCAAGCATCAGGCCTTCATATGATTTAAATATACTTGCTAAATTAGAGTACATGGCTTGATTATTGCTTTTAATCCTCAAATGTATTATAATCGGGTCAGACGAATTCGGAGCGGTTCCACTTGTAAAAGCATAATTGGCAATTGTGTTCATCACGTCTGCAAAATTTACGGAATTAAATGTTTCTTTTACATAGTAACTAT